ACTACGCTGGGAGCCTGGGCGCCGTAAGCGGATCCGACCTCAGCCCTCTTTACGGAAGCCAGGTCGCCCTTGTAGGCATCGGTTCGCTTGGTCGTAGCAGCAGCCTCAGCCTCAGACCGGCTTTTTGCGGTGTTAGAGCTGAGCGATTGAGAGAACAGAGCGTTGGCTTCATCACGCAGCTTAGACTGACGCATGTTTTCGGCGGCCTGGGCGCTGCCCATGGCGCGCTGCGCCTTCTTCTGGCCGGCAATAGAGGCAGCCGTGCCGGCAGCTGTGGCTGCGATCGCGATGGTAGTAGGTTCACACATTAGGTTCCAACGGTGCGTTCCTTGCCGGAACCGCTACCACCTCCAAAGGTTGAGTTTTTAAATCCCAGGGAGCGTAGCCCCATGGCATTAGGATCATTCATGCCGGCCTGGTTGGCTGCCCCCAGGAGCCCGGTCGTATTAGCGAATAGCTGCCCAAGCGCAGAAGTGGTGGGCTGGTTAGCCTGGATCGCGGCCCTGGACAACGCGCCTTGGGCTGCGGTCTGCGCGTCGCCGGTCATGTTGAGCTGGCCGATCAGATCAGATCGCTCGCTCTCGATCTGGTTTCGCGCGAGCTGAGATGACTCAAGCGCCTTATTCCTGGCCTCGATGCGGGCTGCGCCGGTTTGCCGGTCGATCTCAGCTACGTTCTTTGTTTTTTCGCTGGAGTCAGTAAGGCCGGTTCGCGCTAGGTTGTATGCCAGGTTGCTCTCAACCTGGTCGCGCTGATCCGCGATCTTGGGCTTAGCGTCTGCCATGTAGGCATCCTCGCGTCGCTTGAAATAGCTGTCGTCGAACTGCTTGAACGTAGTGTCGATCGAGCCCATGCCTTCCTTGATGCGAGCTTGGCGAGCTTGCTCATCGGCGCGGGCCATGGCGCCGTAGTCTGGTCCAGATGATCCGCACATGATTAGGAGTGTGTTTTCACAGGTTGTTTTATCCAGCTGAAAAGGATGAAGTCCTCACCGTTTTTTCCATACGCCTTAATCTCCGACTCTTTGTCGGCGCCAAGCATGCGCAGCCACGCATGCGCTACGCTATGTTCCGCGGAGGAGTAGCATTGAGCGCGGTGGATACCGGCGTCAGCCATTCCTTGGGGTAGCGCGCGCTTGATGAACTTAGTGACAGAGAGAGAAACCTCCGGCCATTTGTCGGTCGCAAACATCCAGACAGACCAGACGCCGTCCCACATCGGAACGACGCCAATAGCTGCAACCGGGACGCCGTCGTCCGTTTTAGCTACCCAGCCAAGCTCCGGGACGATCATGATGGAGTCAACCAGGTGCGCCGGGTTCTCCGTCCACCTGGTCGCGTAGATCTCGCGGCGATCCATGTCGCGCATGTTGTCGCAAACGTAGAGCAGATCCGGCTCGTTAAGGTTAACCAGCTTCATGCTTGGAGTGCTGGTCGTCGTAATGGACGATCGCATTGGCAAGCTTGGCGTAGCCGGAGCCCGTCGTGACAGCCTTGACGCCGACATGGGTGCCGTAGCCTGTGACCGGAATACGACCCAGGGCGAAACTAGGCTGATCCATGGAAGCGATCTCGTCCTTAGCCGTTGGGTTGGTGTAGTCGAAGCCGATAAAGAACTTCCAGCCGCCCTCACAGGTGACATCCAGGCCATTGACCGCCTTAAACGTGGCCGGCTTGTTGGCGTCCAGGTAGGGGATCTCGACGGACACCGGCGATGCGTCGTAAAGGGTGCCGTCGTGACCGCCGTAGATGTAGACCTTGTCGTCGTGGCTGCGCGCGTAGACCTTGTTTTCCATCGACGCAAACTCCTCAACCGTGAAGCCAGGCTCGTATTCAGACCAGGCATTGATCCCAGAGCCGGCGAAGCTGGACAGGACGAACAGCCTGGAACCCAGGGCCAGCCAATACCGGCCGTCCTCCGGCTCGATCACGGCCTTGGCGTCATACTTGTCAGCCTCAGTCATGGTTCGCATGTGGTCGATCACCAGCTGGTCAACCGGTGAACCAATGTCATTGGCGTAGGCTGCGTCCGTGTTCTCACGCGAGCGCAGCGACCGGATGCCGTTGTCGGCCAGGTAGAACAGATCTATGGCGCCGACGGATACGACGGACCCAGGCGCGATGCAGCCGGTATTGTCCAGGATCTGCTTCTGCGCGTTCTGCGCCGGGTTAGGGTCAAAAAACCATAGCTGGCTGTTGCGCCGGGTGAACACGGCGACCATGCCCTGGTAAGCCCCGAAGCCGGTGAGATCCTCACGGCCTCCGAAGTTGTTGGACATGTCGATAAAACCGGAGCCCAGCTCGTAGGTGCCCCACTTGGTAGCGTCGTTAAGCTTGGAGAAGTATAAGGTAGATCCGGACGCCAGGTATTCCTTTCCCTTGTATGTGGCAGAGAATAATGGCTGGACGCCGCCGACGCGGTTGAACCCGAACTGATACGGCTGGTTAGGGGAAGCTGGATCTACGATGATAATGGAATACTTGTCTCCAACCGTGAACGGGTCGGAGATCGTGAACTCCATGATCTGCGGCGCGGCCTGGACCAGGTTAGTCCCACCGGAGAACGACGAGAACGCGGACAGGGTCACCGATCCGACCGGAGTGGCTGAGATACTCCGGCCATTCCCGGAGGTGCCTGTCCCGGCCATCGTCTCGACATTGATCGTCGTGTTGCTCGACACGGAAGCCGTATATTCCGTGGTCGATAGATATGTGTTGATCTGGTTAACGACGTTAAGAGCAAGCGAGCTGTTTGAGTTAGCCCAGGGAACGCGAGATCCTAAGACCTCCACTCCGTCAACGGTCACGCTGCTGATGCCATTGAACGTCCCGCCGGCCAGGACGCCGCCGGTGTATCCCATCGTTTTCATGATCCACCTTCCGGTGGGCTGGGATCTGTCCTCTCCTACCCTGTAGTAAGGGCTCGGAAGGATCTCGGCAGCGCTGTAGCTGAAAAAATTATCACCTGGGTTACCGCCGGTTGAGCCTGGGTAGCCAGGTTGAGCTGCGAACTCAATCCATACGGATCTGCCGTTGGAGGTTTCGTAATCCTCTAGTGGAGCGTATAACGTCCATGAGCCTGGGTCCCACTTATTCCAGCCGCCACCGCCATGCCAATAGCTGGCAGAGTATCCGGTGTTTCCGGTGTTCGCGTTGACATAGGTAGCAAAGGCAGCCGCGTAGCGCTGCCCAGGATCGCCACCGATGCCACCGGCCATGCTCCAGGCGCCGAAGCCTTGGATCGTCGCGATAACCGGCTCTCGAATGGTAAGGGTAACGTCCGTCTGGTCCTCAGTAGCTTCATGCCCGGCGGTAAGGGTAAAGCCCTGGTTAGTCCCGTCGTTCCAGAGCGCAGCAACCTTGGCTAGATCCGGGATACCATTTCCGGTCACGGTCATGCCGACCGTGATGCCGGTCGTGCTCGCCGTCGTTACGGTGAGGCTGCCGTCAACCGTTGAGCATGTGACGAAAACAGGAGGCGGTAATGGCGCCGGGAAGCCAAGCAGCTCTTTGGCAGATCCATCGGGGTAGGACACCCATACACCAATAGCGTTGGGCAACCCTGGATAGTTATGCTGGCGTAGCGCATAGGTCATTGTCGCCGCGGTTGACGCCGATCCGTTCAAGACGACGAATGACCCCTTGGCTTTCTTGTCCGGGGTAGGGTCTGTCTTGTTCTGAACCACAACCCCATCGACGGCAGGGTTTGAATTCTTGATCATGCTGCCCTCAAACGCGATGCCAGGAGGGCCGATTATTCGCAGCTTATTCCCATTGATCACCTGGATAGAATAAGGCTGGTTCTCGTCGTTAGTGTAGGAAAACACAGAAGCCAGGTGCGCCGCGATGCCGGCGTTGTTCATCATGGCTGCCGTGACGATGCCGGAGCTGAAGTCCTTGATGAAGGCGCCGTCCCAGAACGGATAGCGCTTGCCGTCGGCAAACTGAGCTATGACGAACGGCTTACCGCCGTAGACCGTAGAATAGATGACCTTGGTCATGCTATTTGCGGCGCCATCCGGCGACACCAGGCGCTGATAGGTAACGCCGGCCGGCATCTGCGCAGCCAGGTCACCAGATCCAAAGACATAGACATGGCCAGATCCCGTCTCTAAGCCAAATGTCCCGGCCGGCAGCGTGTAAGCCAGGTGAAAGGCCTTGCGCTTCTCGATCTCGCCCCCGCGCGTTACATGCGCGTTGACCAGGGTGGTGAGCGTTCCGGGAGCTGAGGACAGCTTATGCCGTCGCGTATCAAGGCCTCCCTTGAAATTTTCAACGACGATGTAGGGCATAGGTTAAGACCTCTCGTCCCAGACGGCCCGGCCGCCGATATAGCGGATACGCTGGCCGCCATCCAGGCCGCCACCGTAGATGAACCGGTCCGTCTTAAGGCCCATGCCCTTGAGACGATTAAAGTGAGATTGAGCCTGGCTGAGCTTGGCAGACGCGTCCTGGGCCTTGGTCCTGGCCAGGTGTTCAGCTGCCGCGAACAGGATGATCAGAGTGTCGTCCAGGAGCGCGGTGTCTGTCGTCGCGATCAGAGGAGGTAGCTTGCGGACAGCCCGGAAGCGCAGCGTCTGGTTGTTGGTCGTCGGGATCGGCCAAATCTCAAACTGATTGCCCTCGTAATGGCGCCAGCGCAGCGCCGGCTCAGAGGCCTCGTCCTTGTCTGAGTCGAAATTATTGAGCTCGTTGCTGCCGATCCCGTAGGTGATCGGGTGCCAAATGTCGCTATACTTGACGTTAGCGCAGCAGATCCGATCGAAATCAATGTCCTGGTCGAACGTGTAATAGCGCTGGCCGGCGAGCAGAGGCTCGTCCCGGTCGATCACGGCAAAGGACCAATCAAAGTCCTGCCAGAGTCGCTCCTGGGTCCTGCGCAGCAGCTGATCGAACTGTTCGACGGTATTGACCCCCATGGCCACGTTGGGCGACGCACCAATCTCAGCTCTGAGCTGGTCGCGCAGACTAAGGAGACTAGTGTTCCTGGCCATGTGCCGTTAAGCCTTGGGCTCGTCTTTGGCCTTGGCTTCCGGCTCGACGCCGACCTCGGAGAGATCAGACGGAACCTTGGGCATGGCGCCGGGGAAAACCTGTTTGAAAACGTCGTCGCCGTAGACGGACTTGAGGCGGTTCACCTCGTCGATGTTGCTGCGCTTGATGGACTCGACGTCAACCGGGGCGACGACGGAGTCGTTGCCGTGGATGTGCCGGAGCATGACGATCTCGGCCGGTGTCACGCGGCGCGTAGTCGTATGCTGGATGTTGCCGTTGAGGAGGATCTCTACGATAGCGGTCTGCATAGGCCTGGTAATCTGTCCAGGGCGCCTGGACGCGCAACAAAGAAAAGGGGCCCTGGAGTTAACCAGGGCCCCTGTTTGTAGGATCTAAGTCCGCTTAGGCGAACTTGTAGACGCCGGAGCTGTTGAGCTTCTTGGTCACAAGACCACCGGTCCAGGTCATGGCCTTGTAGATAACATACTTATCTTCGGGGCGAGCCGGGTTGTGGGTCTTGTTTTCTTCGCCGTCCATGACGTAGAGCTGCAGGGCATCGGAGTCGATGATGTAGCAGTAGTCCGTCTGGTTGCCGGTGCCGTCAGCCTGGGGGAGGTCGTCCAGGGTCGGGTCGTAGATGAACTCACCGATGCCCAGGAGGCTGGTGGTGCCCATGCCGACGGTGTTGGAGCCGGTGAAGCCGGTCTGAGTGTAAAGACCCTTAGAGTGGATCTCTTTCTCAAGCTTCTCCAGGGCGCCGGAACCGCAGAAGATCGCGTTGGGCTTACCGCCGTAGCGCTTCAGCTGGCGCACTTCCTTGCGGAGGGCGTCGATGATGTTCGTGGAACCGGACGCGTAGGTGAACTTGTCCGAACGGTTGCGCCAGAGGGCGTTGGTCGCGCGGGAGATACCGCCGGTGGTGCCGGTGGCGTTCAGATCCGTAGCGCCGCCGGTGATGGCGAGGCCGGGCTTGAGGAAATTCATCAAGCCGGCGACAACCTTGGCGTCCTGGGAGCCGTCCTTCCAGAACATCTGGTTCATACCGCGGGCCCAGCCTTCGGACATGTCGTCGAGCTTGGCCTTGAGGATGTTAGTGAGGACGGTCACGTCGCGGTTGCTGTGCTTGGAGGTGCTTTCGCCGGTCGTGCTGTCAGAGACGGAGATACCGTCGATCTTGAGCTCGGTCAGCGTGACCTTAATGCCAGCGTGGATTTCCTTCCAGGGGAAGGACGCGCGCTTCGTGTTGCCGGGGTTGTCGTAGGACACCTGTTCGTCGCCCTCGTAGCCGTGGATGCCAGGGAGGGTGTCGTGGAAGGTGATCGGGATGGTGATGTCACCCTTGCCGCCGGGGAAGGTCTGCTTGCGCTTGTTCATGAACGCGAGCAGGGGCTTTTCCTGGAGGGTCTGGGCGAACGCGTCGCTCTTGACGTGGAAGTCGAGAGCCGATGCGACGATGTGGTCGAGGGAGGAGAACGTGGAGGGCATGGTAGTATCTGGTTCGTTGGGTTATGCTTGGAAGCCCATCCGGATCACGTCAGCTAGGCTGCGTGGCGCCGGGGAGGCGTTGACGGACGACATTGAGCTAGAGGGGACCTTAAGCGGCGTATTTCTCCCGGCAAGAGGCCTAAGACGAGCGTTCACATCGGAGAGAGCGCGACGTGCGATCTCAATAGCTTCCGACGGATTGCTAGCCGGCCGTTCTGCCAGGAGGGCCTTCACCCGGTCCTGCACCATCTCATATTTCGCGGACCATTCCGGATCCCTGGATCGTTCTACCTGTTCCCATTGACTCACCGCGTTGACGATTGACTGCGTTTGCGCGACAGCCTGTTGCTGCTGGACATATTCCTGCTCCTGTTGGGAGCGCTGGAATTGCTGGGCCTGGCGAGCCATCATGAAATCACGCTCGGCGTGAAGCCGGGCGAGCTCTTTTGCTGACTCTCTATCAATAAGCGCATCATCAACCTTGCTCTGAAGCTCCGGCGGGAGAACGTCCCCCGTGAAGCGAGCAAGGCCTTGAACGTAACCGTTGAGACGCTGGTGCGCCTCGGCGGGGTTGTTCTTCATGAGCGCCATGATATACATGCCTTCAGCCATTTCCTGCGGCGACAAGCCGTTGTTGTTCATGAAGGTGTTAATCTTCTCGAACTGCTCAGCCTTTGGTTTCAATGACTCACGCTCGGCTACCATCTCCTGCCAGCGCGGGTGTTTGTGGAACGGTAGCTCCTGCGCATCGGGGGCTTTCTTCTGACCGGAGCTGTCCAAGCCCTGGCCATCGGCTGCTGATCCCTGCGCGGATACCTTCTGATCCCCCACGGTGGACGATGCCGTGTCAGATTTGCCTTCAGACGCGGTCTTAATCACGTCTAAGAGGCTGATCTTCTTGTTAGCGTCCGTGTCGCCCGCCGGTGACGAACCAGCGGTATCTACATTTAGCGTCGGAGCTTCCGGCGCTGCGCTCACCTGGGGCGCAGCGTTCTGCTCAACAGGTGCCTGGATAGGCGCCTGGGTTGTGGATGTGGGGTCGATCGACGGTTCCGACCCGGTGCTATTTAGCGTCTCGCTCACAAAGTTAGTCTTTCAGCTCCAGGCTCCCTGGCAATAAGAGCTTAAACCCCATTTTGGGGTATGCCGTATGACTTAGACGGCGGGATGTTCGGGACCTGGGCGTTGACGTTGCCGCCGGCCGGAGCGCCAGGCGCCACGGGAGCTGCCGCCGGCTGACCACCACCGCCGGCCGGGCCCTGGAGATTGGGATCCTGGGAAGCCTCAACCTCGGCCATCTGCTTCTGGGCGTTCATCTGGACGATGGACGGCAGCGCAGCCCGGACGGCTTCGGTCATATCCAGGCCATCGTCCATGCGCTTGATGGCCTCCTTGGCCAGCCAGGTCGGGTCGATGCCAGGGATCTGGATCAGCAGCGGAGCCAGGCGTTCAAAGGCAGCTATGTCGGCAGCCTTGTTCGGACGGCCGGAGCTGCCGGCTTCGATCTCCAGGAGAAGCTCCTCGGCAATAGCCTGGGAGGATAGGGTCGGCCAGGCTGCGCCAGGGCCGGCGATCTTGGTAGCCGTGGCCGGGTCCATCATGGTCAACATGACGGCGCCGGCTGCGCGGGCTAGCTCGGTGAGGAATTCGTCCAGGTCGTCCACATTAGAGCCCATGGAGCTCATTCGGCTGGACTCAGCTACGGACACTTCGGTCGCCGTGTTGCCGGTGCCGCCGCCCAGGTTAGCCTCCTGGGAGCCGACGACGCGGAACAGATCCTCCATAAACATGGAGGTATCATACAGGGACGGGTCGATCTGGATAGGCTGCACCGGCTGCAAGAGCTGGTTGACCGCCTGGCCAGGCTGCAGGGACATAAGCTGGATCACCTCGTTAGGCTGGCGATCCATGAGCTTCTTGACGTCGCCCTCGGAAAGCATGCCCACCGGCGTGACGTATAGCGGCCGGTTGGCGTTCCGGTGCTCGCGCAGCCGCTGGCGCGCCAGGTTGTATTCCATCTGGATCGGCTTGATCAGACGGACGTCGGACGGGGGGTAAATGTCCCGGTCAGACTCAACCTCGTTGAAGGCCAGGAGGAAGAACGGCCAGAAGCGCTTGAGCTTGACCTCCGGGCAGCTGGGTTCGACCAGAAAGTCCGGATAGCCATCGGCGATCACATACTTGAGTCCGTCGCGCTTGTTATAGATCTCCCAGATCTTAGCCAGGTCGGCTTCGCTCTTTTCATCAGATCCGGAATACTTGTTCTCCTGGCGCGTGAACGACGTTCCAAGATCTACGCCGTAGACCTCCTTGACCTCGTCGCAAGTAAGGACGAACTCCTGGGCAACCCATTCGGCACCGATGAAGCCCTGGAGCTGACGGCAGCGCGTATCGACGATGATGGTCTGAGACTGAGGGAAATCAAAGACGATGCCTTCGTCGATGATCATGTCCTCTTTCTCCATGAGCTCTTTCTTCAGCAGCTCAAGCTGCGCGCGCCTGGCGCTGTTCTCATCAAATTTGTCGTCCCTAAGATCCTGCTCTAGGCGATCCAGGGTCTTGATCTGTTCGGTAATGTCCGTGAGCTTCTCGACGTCCTCCGGGCGCATGGACATTACGCGCTGGTAGCCGATCTTGACGAAACCGATGCCGGTGACGCATGTGCGCCTAACCAGCTGCTTCATGTGGGTCTTAATGTCCTGCGTCTCGATGATGTGATGGAAGATGATCTCCATCGTCTTGCCGATCTTATCGAGCTGCCGGCGCTTCTCAAAACCCTGTTCGACGTCGGCCATGAGCGCCATCGCGTGAGGATCCGGCATGCCGGTCGTCATGAACGCTTGCTGGTTGGCCGTGTTGGCAGACTCCAGCTGGCTGGCGTCGCCTTCCCAGATCGTGAAGTCCAGGGTGTTGCGGCGCTTCGCGATCGCCTTCGGGTTCTTCGCGTAGAGCGCAGCTACGCGCGTCTGGACGTGGCGCTGCACCAGGTTGGCGACATACCGGTCGTCGTTCTGGCCGCGGTGTCCGGGCCATTGTTTGCCCATGTAGAAGTCCATGTCCTCGCGCATGCCATTGATCGGGCGCTCCCAATGCTTCTTGGCGCGCATGATCTTTCCCTGCCACTCTTTGACCAGGGCCTTCATGGAGTCCTTGGCGTTAGGATCCGGGTCGCGCTTAATGCCCTGGGGTTGTTGAGGTTCAGCCTGGTAGGGGGCTGCTTCGATAGGTTCGTTGGCTTCCATAAAAAAATCGTCGTTATGACCAGAAATTGCGCAATCTGTTTTCGGCATACTCCCTCATCTTGGAGGAGTGCTTGACCCAGGCTAGGCTGCCGGTCTTGGGGCCGGTGTCTGCCTTGGACGGGTGGCTCGCCCCGACCTGGAGGTTTAAGCCCATGCCGATGTGCGCGATCCAATCGACAAAGTCGTCGTGCCTGGCTGCCGGGAACTTGAGAAGCTCCAGCTGCGCGTCCGGCCACCAGCTCGCAAACTTAGGAAAGAACACCTTGCCCATGGCCATACGGCCGCGGATCGCCTGGGCGCGCGTCTGCTTGTCCTTGGACGGCGTCACCTCGTCGATCGCGCAATAGATCCGTTCCTCTTGCATGCGCTTGCGCAGGAACGGGCCGATCGCCTTGGAGATATGGCCCTTCTCAGCCCACCAGAGCAGCGGGGCGTTGCGCCGGAACTGATCTAGCATGGCGTCGCAGACGACGTCGGTCTGAGCCCGGCGCCAGAACAAGTCCGGCAGGACCCAGATGTTGTCGTCCTCGTCGATGCCAACGCAGCCCATGCACGTCTTGTCCGCGTCCTGGGCGATCGAGACGGCATGATCGGACGCGCCATACTTCCGGAGGTTGGCCGGGATCGCGCTGGGAGAGTCATAAGTCTGCAGCCAATCCCTACGAAAGAAGTCGCCGTCCTCCGGCGTGGGAGCTCCCTGGTATAGAGCTGAGAAGCCGGTAGGGTTAAGGCGCTTGATCTGCTCCAGGGCCGGGATTGGGAAACGCTCCGGCCACAGGGCCTCGCCAGGCTTGCGCTTCATGGGGTCGTCCTCGCCGGCAATCGCCGGCAGCGCCAGGATCTTCCAATTCTTGGCTTCCTCGGCGTTGTAGCAGGGGTTAGACGGATCGGTCAGCCGGCCGATCAGATCGTCCTCATGCCAGCGCGTCATGATAATGACCACCCGGCCGGCCGGCATAAGACGGGTCATGGCCACTTCCGTGAACCAGGACCAGAGCTTATCCCGGA